ATAACCAAAGACATGGCCGCGAATAAGGACCCGAGTACTCGGTCGTAAGGAAAGAACAAAAGGAAGGCCGACACCAGGACGAAGGCGCCGGCCAGAGCTGTTAAAATACCCAGGGTTTTCATGACTGGGCTGCTATTCTCTGTGTTTCATAAAGGCCTTCTTTTATGTAACGGATGCGATAACCAAGACCCTTCAAAATTTTCTCCATTGACCCAAAACCGCAGGCACCATCCAAAATTGCAACTGTGTGTGTTTCTGTTGGTACTTTAGAAGTAGCAGAGTAGAAGTCCTGGTATCTTGTTAAGCCTGTTAGCCTGGTTAGTTCGTCTTTTTCTTCTGCTTCCAGACATTTGGCAGATGGTTCCCAGTCAGGATTTTGAAAGCAAAGGCCGTAAAATTCCTGGTCAATGTTTTTTAGTTCTTCCCTAAATTTTCTACCGATAAAGTCTCCTAATACTTTGCCCTTCATGTCATAACCACCGCCGCAAGTCCTGGCGTATTTTTCACCGTCAACAAACAAAGTGCAAATTGTATAACCTTCACTGTCTCGTGCTTTTGACTCGGACCATTTAAATTCTAATAGTTGATTTTTCATGACTTTTCGTCCTCCAAATTAAATTAAAATACCCTTGTATTATAACATTTTTACACGTTGCGTGTACTACTGTTTGCAGCTGGCGGCCTGGCGAACCGGCCTCGGTCTGCGCCCCTGGTATAATCTCCAGGCGTCTGCGGTCTGCGGCCTATCAAATAAAAAAATAAAAAAAAGGGGAGGCCGAAGCCTCCCCCTGGTTAATTTTTATTCCTCCTCCCTTAATCTTCTAAGATAATCAAAAATTTCTTTTTCATTGTCTAGGCCTATTGTTTCCCAATGATCATGAGGAAGGGGACTTTCTGCTTCATAGGTAACAACGTGCCACTTATCGCCCTCGTAATTTTCAGTTATATCTATTTCAAAATTATATTTCCCTGTTGGATAAGTGCTGACATATATTGTAAAATTCATTTATTCCTCCTCCATGAAAATAATTTTAAGCTCTTTGACTCTTTTGGTTTCTTGGCAAATTTTTGCGTAGACAGGGTAGTAACCATCTCCCAAGCCTGTGCGGCTCACAACCCCTAGAGAGATATCTGATAATTTTCCTTCTTTGTTTAAACCAAAGTTTCCTTCTCTGTTTAAGCCGAAGATTTCTCCACCATCACCTTTGAGTGTTTGATTACAACAGCCAAGATATGAATAGTTGAAATAGTCGCTACTCTCTCCATCAAATTCCTCTTTTTCCCAATGACTATCTATATAACATGGATCGGTAATCATAATTTGACCGCTATCTACGGGACAATGGCCTACTAATATATATTTGAATTTAGGCGGTGATTTAACTTCGTATACATCAACATGCTTTTCCAATTCTTCTAATGAATCAAAAGTCATGTCGCCATCAGTTAAAGTGCCGTCATCTTGTAGATCGAAAACATATCCGTCTTCAGTTTTATATTGTTTTAATTGCATTATTTCGTCCTCCAATAATTAAACTTACTCTGTAATTATATCAAATTTTCTACGTTGCGTGTAAAGAAAATAACCCAGGGAATACCAGGAGGAGCGGCCTAAAACGCAGCTGCGGTTTGCGAAAATCTGCGGTCTGTAAAGTAATTAAAAATAAAAAAAAACCAGGTGCCTGGTATTACCTGGTGTCTGCGGTCTGCTGAAATCTGCGGTCTGCGGTCTATGAAATAATATATATATGGTGGCCAGGATTGGCCGTGGTTAGCCAGTTGTTAATAAATTCTTTGAATGGTCATGTTGTCGTTTCTATAAACTTCATTGTCAAACATACCATTAAAAGCGTTTTCATCATTAAAGGACAAATGATCTAGGAGTTCATTGAAACTTTCAAAATTATCTCCCCATTCATTCAAAGATGAATCGTCCGTATCGTATAAATTGGTGTCTTTATACATTGAATATAGGGTTTCTCTTGTATGGATTTGTCTTGTGTCTCCATCGTTCCAATCACAAAAATATAAAGGACTGTGTGTGTTGATGCACCCATCTTGATTTACTAAGCATTTCATGAGGATTCTCCCTCTTGAATTAAAACCTTATCTTCCCAAGATTCTGGATATTCTGGCATATCCTCTTCTTTAGAGTTAAAAATTAAATCACATTCAAAATCTTCTGGTATTGTATTTGCTCTGTGTTTTGATAAGTCAACATTCTCTTGAGACAGTTCAGAAAAACAAACTGGATTATATAAATTAACTCCTAAAGAGTCTTTTCCTTTCCAGACAATCGTGCCTATTCGATCAGAAATATTCACCCAAAAATAAGGAGAAGAAATGTGATGAGAAGTATTCTTTGGGAACTTAATCTCTTGTTCTTCCTTAAGGGTTTTGATCTTAACTAATTTTGTTTCAATCATGACTCACCTCTTGACTTTAAGAGATAGTCAAAATCAAAATTGAAAAGTCTGTCTTTGTAGTTGGGTAATTGCCACTCCCAACCTAGTCCTAACTCTTCGTAATTGTCGAGACTTTGATCACTCCAAATATACTCACTTAGAGTTTTCCATTTTCCATGACTGATTTCTGCATCATCAGTGTGATGGAATACAAAAATTCTTTTGTCATCAAGATGAAACAATAAGTGCATACAACCACCACCACTGTGATGATCTCTTATGGTTTTAATTTTGTTGTTCTCGAATTGCTCTATGCTATTGAAAAAGTCTATTGCTAGTTGCACTTCGTTTTGGTGGAAGTCTTTGCATTTGTTTTTCATGACTTCACCTCGAATGGATTAAAAGTTTCTTCAAAATCTGCTTCACTAAATGCGACTCTATTGTCAGTTCCATCAAGAGCATAACTAAAGAGTTTTTCTCCTAGTTCTTCTTTAAGTTTGGAAAGTTCGTGTATTTCTAAGACACAAATGTTGTCATCAATTTCAATGTAATAATCATAACCCTTGAGATTGAACTCAGTTCTATCAAAAAAGACTACTGTGTCTTTTTCAAAAGTTCTGCTTAGAGTGCATAATGTAACTTTAGCTTTGTTCATCATTCACCCCTTTAATTTTCTTATTACAATAAGAACAGTAGTCATCAAATTCTAATTCATGACAACCATTCCACCCTTGGTAACTTCCATATTCTTTCTCGTTATCTTTTTGAGATAAAAATTCATGATGATGAAAGTCTGAGCAAAAGTAGAGTGCATCCACTGCTTGCTTATCTTTATCTTCTATTAAATGAATGTGCATTTTTCGTTCTCCAATTGATTAAACTTACTCTGTAATTATATCAAATTTTACACGTTGTGTGTAAAGTATTTTGCGGATTCTTTTTATTCTGAAACCGAAAATCTCGGATTCTTTTATTTGCAACCCCATCCCCCCCCTATGCTATTTGGGACTCCTACTGAAGCGATAGTATAATGACGTTCAACATAAATAATTTGCCCAAAAAAACATTTGAAACTATAGTGACTCCTATGCCTACAGACTTAGGACATGTCCCCATCGATACGATGCGCGAGATCCTGCTGCTGCAAAATCGTTTGGAGAACTTTGATACCCAGGAAGTCATCCAGAGTTCCTTCCTGGAATACATCCGCTATATCTGGCCTGAATTTATCGAAGGCGAGCACCACCGAATCTTTGCCGAGAAGCTCGATGAAATCGCCAGGGGGGATATTAATAGACTCATCATCAACATGCCCCCCCGGCACACGAAAAGCGAGTTCGCATCCGTTTATTTCCCCTCCTGGATGATGGGACTCCGTCCGAACATGAAGATAATGCAGACCACGCATACCTCGGAGTTGTCTGTCCGCTTTGGGCGCAAAGTAAGGAATCTTATGGATTCTGACGAATACAAGGCGGCCTTTCCAAAAGTCACGCTCAGTGTCGACTCGAAAAGCGCCGGACGTTGGGAAACCAACCGCAACGGTGAATATTTCGCAGCCGGCGTGGGCGGGGCGATTACCGGCCGTGGTGCTGATCTCTTGATCATTGACGATCCGCACTCGGAACAGGATGCGCTCTCACCCTCGGCTCTGGAGAGTGCTTATGAATGGTACACCTCCGGACCGAGACAGCGGTTGCAGCCGGGCGGCTCGATCGTGATTGTCATGACCCGTTGGTCGACGCTTGATTTGACCGCGAAGCTGCTGAAGCGGCAGACGGAAGTGCATGCCGATCAGTGGGAGGTAGTGGAACTGCCGGCCATTTTTGAAGATACCGGCAATGCTTTGTGGCCCGGGTACTGGAGTCTGGAGGAACTGGAGAGTGTTAAGGCGTCGTTGCCGGTGGCGAAATGGAATGCGCAGTACATGCAGAATCCGACGTCCGAGGAAGGTGCGATCATCAAGCGCGACTGGTGGCAGATGTGGGAGGGTGAGAAGATCCCGCCTGTGGAGTATATTATTCAGAGTTACGACACTGCGTTCTCGCGCAGTGAGACTGCCGATTATTCGGCGATTACCACCTGGGGCATCTTTCGCCCGAACGAGGACAGCGGTGATGCAATTATTCTCCTCGATGCCAAGCGTGGGCGCTGGGACTTCCCGGTGCTGAAAGCGATGGCGAGCGAGGAGTACAGGTATTGGGAACCGGAGATGGTATTGGTGGAGTCCCAGGCGTCTGGTATGCCTTTGACTCAGGAGTTAAGGAATATGGGCATCCCGGTAGTCAACTACCGGCCATCGCGTGGTAATGACAAGGTGACCAGGGTGCATGCGGTGAGTCCCGTGTTCGAGGCGGGGATGGTGTGGGCGCCGAAGAAACGGTTTGCCGAGGATGTGATTGAGGAATGTGCGGCCTTTCCGTTCGGGGAGAACGATGATTATGTGGATTCCATGACCCAGGCGGTGATGAGATTTCGCCAAGGGAACTTTGTTCGGTTATACTCGGATGAGGAAGATGAGGAGGTCGTGCCTAGACGGCACGTTTATTATTGATGCCAGAAACCAGAGAGCAACGAATACAAAGGCGCTTGGAAGAAGCCACGGAACGCTCGCGCCAGGAAGAAAAGATCAAGGGTGGAATTGCCTCCATGTGGGAGTCGATGAATCCTGGGCAGAAGCTCGGCATGGCGTCTATTCCCGTGGTGTCTGACATTGCTGGCGCTGTTGGTGATGCAAAGATGTATTGGGATAAGCCAGAAACAAGGTCAGGATTGAATTATGCGCTGAGTGGTTTGGGTTTGATTCCGGGAGTGCCTGCTGTTGCCGGCTGGACGAAATCAAAAAAACTAATGGCATTGGAAAAAAGGTGGTTGGATGCTATGACAAAGGGAAAGCTCAGTCAACGGTGGATAAACAAACTGGAAGACAAAGTAATCGTCCAAAGAAACGCGGAGATTGCTAGGGAAAACAGGAAACTACTGAAAAACGAAGACATTGAACCTGAGTATATTGATGAGATGATTGAAGACTATGCCGGCGAGATTCTCTCTGTAGAGGAGGGAACCGGCAACATAGGCGCTTTTGACCGGATGTGGCCGGACATTCCACTGAGCCATAAGGGTGATGACATGACCAGGCAGTTTTTGGAGGAGCTCGGTTATGAAGAGGTTTTTGATGTCTGGGAGAAGGCGCCAAACACTTTTATCCAAGAAGGTGATAAGGTCGTAACCTACACGCCTTCTTTCAACAAGTCCGGGATTGAGCAAAAAACATTCAGAGATCCTACATTTGGAGAGCTAAGAGACTTTTTTGGTTTTTCCGAAGGCGGCATGGTAACAAAAGCCCACGGCGGTATCGTCGACAAAGCAATCACGGGTGGCAGTAAAGATATTTAATGGGTAGAATAATGAAAGCGTGTTTTAGCTTCTCGGTTCAGTTGCGTAATTGGACCGGTGGCTTGTTATTTAGATTAATGAATTAGTACAAGGGCGTAGTATGGCGGATGTCGAGAAACGGATTTATCCTGCACAGGAAGAACCTGTCGAGATTATGGATGATTCCACAACGATTGAACTGGAAGACCCCAGACTAGCCGAGTTTAATGGTGAAGATGTTCCCATTACGTCCTTGGAAGACGGCAGTATTCTTGTCGGTGAGGGCGAAATGCTGTCACCGCAAGTCGAATTTGGCGCCAATCTTGCCGATGAGCTTGACGATTCCGACTTACAGACCATTTTCAACCAATGCATTGCCGACGTCGAGGCCGACCTTAGTTCCCGCGCCGAGTGGGAACAGCAGTACCGTGACGGTTTGGAGTTCCTAGGCATGCGCTATGAGGAACGTAGCCAGCCGTTTGAGGGTGCCTCCGGCATCACCCATCCGCTGTTGGCCGAATCCGTTACCCAATTCCAGGCGCAGGCCTACGCCGAGATATTGCCGTCCCAAGGGCCGGTGAAAACCCAGATTGTGGGGGCGATTACCCCCGATTCAGAGGGACAGGCGGCCAGAGTCAAGGAATACATGAATTACCAATTGATGCACGTCATGGAAGAATACGATCCCGAAACCGACATGCTCCTGTTTTATCTGCCCTTGTCGGGATCGGCGTTCAGGAAAGTGTATTACGACCAGAATCTGGGGCGGGCGGTATCCCGGTTTATTCCCTCAGAGAATCTTGTCGTGCCTTACGACACCAGTGATTTGCAAACGGCTGTCAGGATCACCAATATTGTGACCATGCCGTTAAACGACGTGGTTAAGCTCCAGAACATCGGCTTTTATCGTGACGTGCCACTCAAAGCCACGGGTGTTCAGTACGAACAGCAGGACATTCAGGAGGAAATCGACAAATTGCAGGGGGTTGAGCCCTCTTCACGCATGGAAAGTGAGTGCGAGCTTTACGAAATTCATCTTGATTTGGACTTGGAGGGCTTTGAAGACGTTGATGAGATGGGGGAACCCACCGGCATCAAGCTCCCGTACATCGTTACTCTGTCGAAAGCCAACAATGCGGTGCTTTCGATACGCAGGAACTGGAACGAAGGCGATCCGCTGCGGAAAAAGATCCAGTATTTCGTCCATTACAAGTTTTTACCGGGCCTTGGCTTCTATGGTTTTGGCCTGACGCACATGATTGGGGGTTTGTCAAGGGCATCAACCTCCATTTTACGCCAGCTGATCGATGCGGGCACTTTGGCCAACTTGCCTGCCGGGTTTAAAGCACGCGGTATCCGTATTCGGGACGACGATCAGCCCCTACAGCCCGGAGAATTTCGCGATATGGACGCCCCAGGGGGCAGTTTGCGCGAATCCTTCATCCCGTTGCCGTTTAAAGAGCCGTCACAGACCCTGTTAGCCCTCATGGGCATCATGGTTGACGCCGGCAAGCGGTTTGCTTCCATTGCCGACATCCAGGTTGGCGATTCCAACCAGGAAATGCCGGTAGGCACCACCATTGCGCTGCTCGAACGCGGCACCAAGGTGATGTCGGCGATTCACAAGCGCCTGCATTACGCACAAAAGGTGGAATTTAACCTGTTGGCACGCATTTTTGCCCAGTTCCTGCCGCCGGAATACCCGTATATGACCAACAATGGCGACCAAATGATCAAACAGGCGGACTTCGACGACCGGGTGGACATCATTCCGGTATCGGACCCGAACATTTTCTCGATGAGCCAACGGGTGATGTTGGCGCAGCAAATGCTGCAAATGGCGCAATCGAACCCGGAAATCCATGGCAAAGCGGGCATTTATGAGGCGTATCGGCGCATGTATCAGGCACTTAATGTGCAGAATATCGATGCGTTGCTGCCACCGCCGCCGCAACCGCAGCCGATTGATCCGGGCAAAGAGAATGCCGGACTGCTTTTAGGACAGCGGCCGGATGCTTTTCCAGGACAGGACCACGACGCCCACATTGCTTCCCACATGAGCCTCTATGGTACCGTTATCATGCAGCAGAACCCACAGGGCATGGCAATGACCCAGGCGCATATCTACGACCATGTTTCACTGAAGGCCGAAGAACTGGTGCAGCAGCAGATGGCGCAGGATCCGCAGATGATGCAGATGCAGCAGCAGATGATGCAGGCGCCGCCGGAACAGCAACAGCAGATGCAGCAGCAAATGATGCAGCAGCAACAAAAACAAGTGGCTATAACGATTGCCGAGCTGATGGAACAGATCAATCAGCAATTCATGCCACCGCCGCAACCTGAAGATCCGTTGGTGGCACTCAGGCGTCAGGAGCTGGAAATAAAAGCCGGCGATCTGATGCGCAAGCAACAAGAATTTGGAGAACGCCAGAAAATAGATATAATGAAGATGGATCAGGATGAGGATTTAACGCTGGAGCGTATCGACTCATCCGAGGACATTGCGAAAATGAGAAACGAAACGGCACAGGATCGGCTTGAGCAACAGGAACGGTTCAAGGCCGCGGACTTGAGAAAGGAGACGACATGAGTTCAGTGATGAAAGCCATGCAGGCTGCTCATAAAGAGCAAAAACTTAAGGAACGCGCTGAAGAGGAAGCACGGCTCGCCAAGGAAAAGGCGGAAAGAGCCTGGCGCGGCGACCCGAAACGCAAAGAGCAGCTGTTGGCTGCCAGGGCAGCGGAAACAAAGA